TTTCTGAGTGTAATGGTTTACTTTCAAGAATAGAAAGATCAACTGTGTGGGTTTCTCCCAAATAATCAAAAGTATAATCTTTCCCGTATCCCAAAATACGAGCAGCTACCATTATAGCATTTTTATCTCCAACTAAAAGTTCATCATAGTTGATTTTGGATACAATAAGAGATTTCATCAATTTATCTAATACTGTTCCATTTTGGATATATGATTGGTTTGTAAGAATATCTTCTTCACGTGCCGTCATATATTTCATTTCAATTGTTCCTTTAGCTAATTCGGAACCTTCGGGGTAAAGTAAACCTTTTGAAGGAAGTTCAATGGTTTCTGTTGGGATTTTAAATTCACTCATAAATTACTATTTTAATATAACTTTATTTATCGGATATACATATATGAAAAATAAGAAGCCTACCTAATCTAGGCAAGCTTCTTTAAAAAAAATCAAAATAAAATATTAGAAGTTCAGTACGCAGTAGTCAGGTTGAACAGTCATTGTAAGGTTAACTGCAGCTCCATCGCTATCCCAATCGTATTCACCAAAGTTAGCGTCAGTAATAAGAGCACCTTTAACAACCCATTCTGAAACGATATCTCCAACAGGGCCTAATACGTTGAATGTTAAATCTTTCTTATAGAAATCGGAGTAACCATCTCTACCTGTTACAGATTCGTGGTGTAAACGAACCCATTCCATTACTGCTTGTGCACCTGAAGGTGTAATTGGGTCAAACAATGTGAACTGGATAGTGTTCCATTTTGTTTTTCCTTTCACAAAGCGTTGAACGTTGATGTGATTAAGAGCAACAGCGGTTTGTGTTAAAGATACAGCACCCATTTTTTTAACCATATATGATGGAATACCATCGATATAAAGGATAAATCTGTTGACTTGTTTTGGTTCAAACGCTGTGAAAAATATTTCGTTCGGATCTAAGATTGCCATTTTTCTATTTTGTTTTTATTTCAATTATACATATTTAACTTTTCAACTTCTTAACTTGGGAACTGAGCTCCTGTTGGTAATAAGATGAAATCAAGTGCTATAAATTCTGCTGTGCGAGATGGTTGGATATAAATTTGTCCAATTAATTGGTTTCTATCTACTACATCAGGTGTATTATTTGTTTCATCCATAATTACTTTAAACGCGTACAAACCTTGTTTTTGTTGGATGTTTGTTAAATATGGATTTACACGTGATAAGAAGTTATTACGAGTAGTAATTGTGTTTTGTTCAAATACTAATGTGTCTGCCACTTGTGCAATATATGATTTCAATTCAATCAACAATCTTCTCACGTTAATTCTATCTAAAGCAGAAGCACCTTTTTGTAATGTTTTCTGTCCAAATACAGATACTCCAGTTCTAGGGAATGTTGCAATTGGGTTAACATTATTAGTATACAATTCGTCTCTATCAGCTTGTGTTAATTTTGCTTTTGCTCTAATAACATTAGATAGTCCTCCTCTATTAATACCTGCTGGGGCAAACCAAGGTGCAGATACTTTATCATTGTAAGCGTATACTCCTGGGATTAGGGTTGAAGCTGGTACCCAAACTTGTTTTCCTGTTCCCGGATCAACAATGCGAACCCAAGGCCAATATGCAGCAGCATATGAAGTATTGCGAGTTGTTGCTTGTGCGTTTGCATCGGTTACTGTGCCACTATAATCCACTAAATCTACTACATATAAATTATCTCCTCTATTTTGTGTGTTAGTAATAATTGTTGAAATAGTAGAAGTATGGTGTTCATCAATTAAACCTGGGGTAGATAGGATATTGAATTGGTAATCATCTTTATTAGATAATAAATTAATCATGCTAGAATAATTACCAGCTACTAAACCTTGGGTTTGTGAACCAATATTTTCATAGAAATTAGCTCCTCCTTTTACATCTCCAGTAGCACCATTAAATGAACCTGATCCGTTTATTGGAAGAGATGCAGTATATGCAGAAACTGGGTTTCCAGAGTTGTCAAAATAATTAGGGGTTGTTGTAACTCCTTTTACTCTAACATATCTTGATTGATTTGTATATGATCCGGTAGTAATATCAATTTGGTTTGTAGTTGAGTTATATTCAATTACTTGATCACCTATTACTTTGGAAATAAATCTAGATGAATTTGGATCTAAATTCATATTATTCCAAGATTCTAAAACAATTTTATCAGTTGTTTTATCATCTCCTCTTCGAATTATAAGATTAAATGTTCCTGATCCAGTATCAGAATTGGTTACTTCCCATCTAACATTGTCTTTAGATCCAGAAACTAAAGTTCCATCTGAATTAAGGGTTCCAGAGTTATTCATTATAACTCCTTCAGAAATGGTTTCTAAAGCAAATGATGCTGATGTTGCATGTAAATAGCTAGAAACTGTTGTACTAGTTGCTGGGGAGTAAGATCCTGTTACTACTCTAGCTACAATCAATGATGTACCTCCATTTTGGAAATAGTTGTAAGCAGAAATAGATGTTAAGTATGAATATGTTTGGCTACCACTTACTAAAACATCTCCAAATCTATTTACATAATCTGCGTATGATGTAACAAGTGTAGGGATTTCAACCGGGCCCTTAACTGTAGGACCAACAATAGCAGCACCTGCTTGAACAGGTTGGCCTGTTAAAAACGTGTTATCTACTTCACTAGTGGTTACTCCTGGGGATACTGAGAATTTTGCCATTTTTTATTTAATGTTTTATTTTATTATAAATATTGTTTTTTTAGTCAAAAACTGTTTTTACCCAAAAGAAACTCCAGTAGGTAAAATATTAAATGTAAGATATATAAATTCTGCTGTTTTTGTTGGTTGAAGATAAATAGCACCTACTAATTGATTATTATCAATTACTGTTGAAGTGTTATTTGTTTCATCCATTACTACTCTAAATGAATATAAACCATTTCTTTGTTGAACCGAAGCTAAGTATGGGTTAACTTGTAATAGGAAACTATTTCGAGTAGATGTAGTATTCTGTTCAAATACAAGAGTATCGGCAATTTGTGTAATGTAATTTTTAAGTTCAATTAACAAACGACGAACATTTACACGATCGAGCGCACTTGCTTTTTTCTGTAGGGTTTTTTGTCCAAATACTGTTACTCCTGTGTTGGGAAATGTAGCAATTGGGTTAACATTTGCTTCATATAATGTATCTCTACTAGTTTGAGTTAAATATCTTTCAGCCATGATTGCATTTGAGATAACTCCTCTATTTGTTCCTGCAGGTGCATACCATGGTTCAGCAGCGTTATCATTAAAAGCATATACACCAGGAATCATAGTTGAAGCTGGTACCCAAACTTGTTTTCCTGTTCCTGGGTCTACTGTTTTAAGCCAAGGCCAATATGTTGTAGAATATGATGAATCTAAATTTATAGATTGACCTGTTACTGTACTTATGTTTTGTCCGTAAGGTACAAGATCTAAAATCAATAATGCATTTCCATTATTTTGACAAACCGAATTAAGCAATGTCAATTGGGAAGAATGGTATTGAAGAGTTAACCCAGGGACTGTGATATAATTAAATTTATATGCATCTTTATTTGAAAGTAAGTATATAGATTCTGTATAACTAGATGAAGGAATACCTTGGGACAATGACGTACCAGCATTTTCATAATAATTTCCTACAGTAGAAGGAATATTTGTTCCTGTTGCTCCACCAAATGTACCACTAGCAGCTACTGGGATTGATGATGTGTATTGAGATTTTGGGTTACCTGAGTTATCTAAATAACCTGGGGTGGATAGATTTACTTGGTTTACTCTTACATATGCTGAGTTGTTTTTGTAACTTCCTGATAACTGTAAGTAGTAATCTGAGCCGTCTTGGGCCACGTTTTCAACTTGGTTACCTATTATTCTTTCAATATAATTTGGAGAGAATGGATCTAATGATAATGGTCCCCAAGATTCCAATACTGTTGGTGAATTGGTAGAATCATCTCCTCTACGAATAATTAAACTAAAGGTACCTGAGGATGTGTTGGGGGAAACAACTTGCCATCTTAAATTATCTGATGATCCTGAAGGTAGGGTGCCATCTGAGTTTTGGGTGCTAGTACTATTCATCATAACCCCTTCAGATAATGTTTCAAGCACAAACACATTATTTAAAGGGGCAGAAGAAGAAACATAAGATGAAGTAGCAGATGTAAATGATCCGCTTACTACTCTAGTTACTAAAAGTGATGCTCCTCCATTTTGAAAATAGTTGTAGGCTGAAATAGAGGTAAAATAGGAATAATTTTGGGAACCACTAGTAAATGTGGTACCAAATTTATTCACATAGTCACTATATGTGGTTACTAGAGTTGGGATTCCTACGGGTCCTTTAACAGTAGGGCCAATGATAGCAGCACCTGCTTGTACTGGTTGTTGGGTAACAAACGATTGATCGTTCTCTATAGCAAGGACTCCAGGGGAT